TCAATCTGCCCCGCTAGACCAGTAAACGACGGGTGATCGGGACTCCATGCGGTGCCGTCATAGACCAGTGCATTCCCCGCTACGGGAGCCGACGCCACCAAGGCCTGATGCGCTGCGATCCCGCCAGCTAAGGGACTTCCTGTTCCATCGTTGATGTGATCGGTCGTCTTGTTCAGGTACGGCCTGGAGAGGTCTACGCCGTCGGCGGTAACTGTTCCGCTTGAATCGATATTGCCGACGGTGGTCCCGATGCCTTCCGTGCGTCCCGTGATCTTGGTTGCGGCGTTGATTTCGCCGATGAGTTGCCCAATCTCGTTTAGGCCATTCTGAAGTTTCGTGTCCCAGCCTTGCAGGATCTTGACGAAGGTGAATGTAGCCATGCCATCTGAATCCACGATAGGCGAGCGGCTGGGGATAAAGGTGGACGCTGGCTTCAATGCCATTACGCGGACGCCTTAAGATAAGCATCCACGATTGCGATTGGCACGGGATCGGACACGCTCAACTCGTACACGCGATAGCGGGACCGGCCCAGCCGCCGCCAGATGACGCGGGTGTTATATTCTCCAGCGAATCCCAGACTGGCGATGTGCTCATTTGACCATGTAGAGCCTCGGTTGTCGCTCCAGCGCAGCATCGCTTGCGGAGGCCGCGGATTACCTTCTCCATCCACCAAGGGTGGTTGAGGCCCAACGCCTGTCGCAAAGTCCACCGTCAATTCGGATTGGTAAACCCACTCCATTTCATTGCCCAAAGTAGGGGAGCGGCGCAGTCGGCGGATCGCTGCGCCATTCTCATCCCAATAGTTCAGGCTCATTTCGTACAGGTTGCCGGATCCCCAATCTCCTACCAGATGCTTACCGAAGGCATAGACATGATTCCAGCTTCGGTGAGGCCCGTATGTCCCTGAAACCGAGTTCCACTCGGCTCGCTTGTGCCACAACTTCTCTGCCACGTCATAGACCCAGGAGCAGTCGGTTCCGGGGATGTACAGCATCCAGAACAGGTGTCCGTCATACTGATGGGCATAGCTCACCAGCCCGGAGATGTCAGGATAAGACGACAGTGCCGTTTCAACCGCATGGGTCGAGATGCGCGATGGGGTGTAGCCATTGGCCCGCCACGCCTGACGCCCGCCGCGCTGATCTTCACTAATCCAGAAAACCGTATTGTCCACAAGGGCGGGGCCAAACGTCGCCGCAGATCCGGTATCAATGAGCGCCCCGGGGATGACGTCGAAGACCTCAAGCGAGCCGGTATCCTGATAGGGCTGTGCATGTTGACTGCCGAACACCCAAAGCTCCCGATGACTCACAATGATAGAGACGATGTTCTCAGGGAACACGGAAACCGCGTTGACTTGGATTCCCGGCCATGTTGTTCCATCAAGAATGGCCGACATCTGAAACTTGTTGCTGTTCTGGAAGATGACGATGAAATATCCGTCAGAGTAATCGGCCTGGATCGGTGTTCCTGCCAGCAGTGACGTTACTTCGACCAAAACTCCCGTAGAAAATGTATAACAATAGGCTTTTCCGCCGCCGACTATGAATAACTGGATATTACTGACGGCAATGGATACAGCCAGCCCATCATTCTCAATCGTGCCGATGACCGTCTGCGTCCCATCGGAGGCAACGCTATAAAGTTGGTCTGCCGCCACTGCGTAAAGCGTCGTGCCGGTGTTGAAACTTCCGCGCTCCGGGCCATCGGGGAAAGCGGTGAATACTTTAAGCCCCGGCGTACCAAAGTAGGAGCGCTGCGTCTGCGCACCTGCTGTCTCAAGAGTCTCCGCGAAGAAGTTGATGCACTCCTCATCAGCAACCGCATTCGATCCTGCTGTATATGATGGGCCAACGAAGCCGAATTTACTCATATATTACTTCAGTCCCCATAGTTGCCCGTTATATGCGGGGAGGCCGAACGCCGCGACGTCGCCTAATGCCCGTAGACCGTTTGCACCATCTGATGTGACACCGGGATACCCCGCAGCATTGGCAACGCTCACGTATTGCCCCGCAACGCATGAATAGATCCCGCCCGTCGTGTCGCTCTGCACAAGGCTATCGGGAATCGTGCAGGCTACTCCGGTAGGATCGCCGATGTAGGGGTTGATGGGCGGGAAGCGATTGGTCTGTGCCATCCCTAAACCGCAGCACAGAAGCGCAGCAAGCGCGAAGTGTCTCATCTTAATCCTCATTAGTAAGGAATCCCGAACATATCGGCTTTGTAGTTGTATCCACCGTTACCGGCCAAGTCAGACCGCAGTTGCAAGTCGGGAGCGTTCATTGTCTTGAGTCGCGCCAGAGACCCTACCGCAATCGCCTGCACGATGGGCGGCAGAGTAGCCGCGAACTCAGCCGAAAGTCGTACAGCAAGGTTGTACCGGAACGCCTCTGCATAGCCAGGGGGGAAGGAAAGCGCCATTTGCAGAGGGGGCAGGACCGCCTGATTGGTTATCGACCCATCAGTATGGTTGATCGTCAGCGTTTGCTGACTAATCGCCAGTCCCAACGGCTGCCAACTATATACTCTGAGGCTGTTAGCCTGCTGCGGAATAGGCCACACGCTCAAGGTTCTGAGAGGAAAGCCGCCATCGTCGTAGCAAATTTGCGGGAATGACCCATTGACCTTCTTGACGGGAATCTTGTTCTGCCAGTCATCGACCGAATACATCGCAATCGGGATCTCGATGGGGTTCGACGGATTACTCAGCAGGATCACGCTCATGCTGTTGATCTGCGCGGGCCGGTTGGTGTCGAAATCGCCGCCAGGCCCCAACGTGTAGGCCTGCTTGCCCGAAATGAGCGCGTAATCATCCGCTGTCGTGGTGAAGATCGCCAGCCCATCAGCGTTCCACCCGTCCAGCATCTGATTGAGCACCATCAGACAGTCGTTGGCGTCGCTGATATCCGGTTGCTCTCCTGATGCCAAAACGCCGATAAGTCGTAGCGCACTGGTAATCAGGTCCATCGCTGTGACCGCGATGGAGTTATCGACCGTCGATGGCGTCACGTTCGCCACTGGCTGCGTAACCATGGACCCATCTGTGGAGTTGATGGTCAGCGAGTATTGGTTGCCGAGTTGGTCTGTTACGATGAGCGCCATTATTTAGGTGTCCTCTTCGTGTAGGCACGCTTCACATGTTCTGGCGCAACCTGCTCAACTTCAGGCATCATCCCTTTTTCGTTGAGCAGCGCGAGTTGAATGCACATTTCCCTCAGCCAGCCATTCGTGCTGAGGTCTGCCGCGGGCTTTTGCTTGGTTTCTTCGCTTGTCATAGAGGGTAAAGGTGGGGGCCAGACGAATCCAGCCCCCTTGGTTGTTACTGCGCGATGACGCGGCACGCCAACTGCGGGCGCAGCGTCTTGAAGCCGTACAGCACGTCAATGCGGCACGGGATGGTGGTATCGCTGATGTTGTACTGTTGCGCAATGCTCATAGAGATTCCGTCCATGACCTGACGGGTTCCCCATGCGCCATACTTGGACGGATCCACAAGGTCAGCAGTGACGAAAGTGAAAGCGTCGGGATGGAACAGCAGCGACTGCGAATAGAGCGCCGATGCGCCCCCGCCGAGCTTGACGACAGCGGAGCCAGTTGCAATCGTATTGCTCACGTTCTGAGCAGCACCCGTTGCGACAACCGTCGGGGAGACGGCCAGAGCGGTGGCACTCGCCCCAGAGTTCGCCGTAATCACGAACTGCTGGAGATATCCGAGGTTCGCTTTGGTTTCAGGGTTGACGGCAAAGACGCCGGCGAAGGTGATGAGGTCGCCCTTCAGGAACGTGGTCGTGCCGGTGCCTACAACGATGCTCGCACCGACTTGAGTTGCAGCGTTTGTGACATAGCCCGTGGTGGCCGCTGCGGTTCCGGTCTGGAAGGCCGGGATCACAGTGCTCTCATAGGTGTTGATGTTGCTGACCTTGCCGATCTTGCCGGTAAGGTAGGGTTTGGAAAGGCTCTCCTGGGGGTTGAACAAGCCCTTCACCGCGTCGAGGTAGGAAGGCACATGCTGCGAGCACATGAGCCCGGTGCGCTCCCCGTCATCTGGCGCGAGGTTGAGGTTGAGCATCTTGCGACCCAGCGCAATATCCTTGTACGTGAGTGCGTTGGCGTTGTCGTCCACGACGTTGTATACGTCGTTGACCATAGTCAGCGCATCGGCTTCGATGTTGGTAGCAAGCACCGCAACTGCTGGGGCAATGTAGCGTTTGCTGAACTCATCCAAGGAAAGAGTGAGTTCCTGCTGCGTGAACTTGAGATCGACGCCCTTCACGGTCGAGACGGTGAGCGTCTGGCTGGTTTCAACGGTGTCCTGCGTGCTCAAGGTCCAGCCGCTGCGAACCGCGTACTGGTTCGGGTTACGGATGGTCAGCGTGGGGCCGATCTTGCCCGAAGGCGAAGCACCGGAGTTCGCAAACTGCTTGTCATACTGCTTGTTAATGCTGCCGATGAAGGGGCAATCTGCGTGCAGGATGCGCAGAGCTTCCCGCGTAATGATGGTGGGTGAAAGAATGCTGTTAGACATTTGATTCCCTCAGAGCGCCCTCAGCCCCTCTTCTTCTGGATATCCTGGCTACGCTTTCGCGCCCATTCTTCCGGGGAAAGGCTTTCGTCGCTCACGTCAAAGGCTCTCGAACTTGCCCCCCCCACAGGGGAAGGTGGTTTCGGAGCACTGGTTTTCTTGGTTTCAGGAACCGCGGCAAACTTGCCCTTGTCATCGCGTGGCTTGGAAAGTTCTTCCCGGATGCCACGCTCATATTCAAAGACTTTGCCAATCGCCGCTCGAGGGTTGGTCTGCGCGAGAGAGATGAACTTCTTCAACTCGTCCGGGTCGCTTCCGACCACGTAGCACAGGTCGATGAATACATCCGATTGCCCGAAAACCTCTTTGACTGCGATAGGAATTTGGGCGTTCTGGATGGCCTGTGAAGCTGGGAAGATCACATCGTCTACATCGTCATAACGTGACCGCGCTTCGTCCAACTGATTCTGGAGAACCTTCAGCGCTTCCTGCTGCTGCTGCTCGCGCTTCGCAGATTCCCAACGCTGTTCTGCCTTCCAATCGGCAAGTTCTTCAACGAAATCCTCATAAGTACCAAACTTCTGAGTTCCGTCTTGGTTCTTGTCGTCTGCGGTTGGCTTGGAGCGTGTGGTCTGCGGGACCGGCGCGGGGGACGATTCCGTCTTTACGTCTTGTTTCCCGGCTAACTTGCGCTCTAACTCCTTGTTCTTTTCGAGCAGTTGCAGGATGCGCTTGTCGGCCTTGGAATTCGGCTTTGGCTCCTGGGTTTCTTCCGGGTCCGAATCCGGTGCGAGTTTAGGGTCTTCGCCCTCGGTTTTCTCCGTCTCTTCCAGAGTGTCAGCGGGGGCCGATTCCGCTTCGGCTGGTTTGAATCTTGCGGGGAGTTCGCCGCTCTGACGATACCGTGAGAACTCGTCAAGAGTGGGTTGCTGTCCCTGGAATACATCTTCTGTCTCTGCGGGTGACGGTGCCGCTTGCGTCGTTGCTTCTGGCATTATGTTTCCTTTGTGTCCTTACGCCGGACTAGCGGGATGGTGCTAAACTTTTGGCATGGCAAATCACGCGTATAACCCATCATGCAGTTGTCCCGGCTGCCAATTCATGTGGGCAGGAGAGGAAGCGTTAAAGAAGTTTGGCGAACCGCCAATCATCGGCACGTTTGAACCTACGAAGGGGGACATTGCACGGGACTGTGACGACCCCATGTCTCCGCAGCGCATGTGGACTGGAACTAACTGGAATCCCTACTTTTCAGTGGTTCCGAGAATGGAAAGTCATTCCGAAGGCTGAGACTGCTGCTGCGCCTGCTGCTGCTGCGCATTCTGTGCGCTCTGCTGGCTCTGTGCATCGGCCTGCTGGCTCTGCAAGTCCTGCTGGTTCGAGGCTTGCTGCGCTTGTGCCGACTGTGCGTGCTGCGCCCCTTGCGCCTGCATTGCTACATCATGCGCCTGGGCATGGAACTGCTTGGCCAAGTCCTCGACAAACGCAATGCGCTCATTCAGGTTCTGGGCCTTGGTGCTGATTTCCGCCACTGCCAACTGTGCTTCGATCTTCATCTTCTCAATGGCCATGCGTGACTCGTTATCAATTACCTTGGCCTGCTTCTCCATCTGCAACTGCTTAATCTGTTGCTCATAGTGCTGGCAGGCCGCGTTGAGCGCCTGGCCATGCTGCTGAAGCTGCTGCATCTGCGCCTGAGCCTGTGGCGGAACCTTCTCCTGGCCTTCTTCGTCACCCTGAAGGTTCGGTGGCAGCATCTTCTTGAATCGCTCGGACAGCAGGTCCGCTCCAGCCATGTCGGAGTTCTTGAAGAGGATGTCGCCAAACATCGGCAGCATCGTAGGTGCCGACTGGACCAGTTGCTGCATGGTATCGAACGACTCCATGCGCTTGGAATCAAACGCCTGCCCCGCGGTGACAATTGGGACATACTTGCCCTTGGTCATGTCGTAGTGGTGTTCTTTGCCGTTCTCATCCTTATGCGCCTTGTTGATCTTGACGACTTTGGATGCCTCATCCTCGCCTAGAATCTCAATCTCCCGCTCCGTGTCGTAGATCAGCGGAATCAGCTCTGCGATGATCTCGCCGCCCTTCTTGAAGGAGCGAGTCAGGTTGTCCATGAAATGCATCGTGGTCAGGTCGGTCTGCTGTTTGCGGCGCAGAATCGCCTGCCCACTGACCTCATTCGCCGAATTGCCAAGCGATGCATCGAAGATGCCCGTCGTCGCCTTCATATCGTCCACTTCCTGCATGACGAATGACGAAAGCGCCTGAATCGGGGGCTCAAATGTCTGTCTCTGGGGTGCAGGGATGGGCCTTCCCGCTACATCCACCATCTTGTAGGTCAGGTACGGCCTCAAAGAGGTGTTCAGCGTGCTCCATTCCTTCTCATAGCCTTCAATCTGCCCTTCGGCAACCATGAACGGCGAGATGGGCGACGTCGAAAGCGTCTCTGCGATGCGCGACTTGGTGTAATTGATAAGTTGCTGAGCCGATTTCTGCGGACGAACGACAGAAAACAACCGCGGCTTGCCCTCCATAATCATCTGCTTGCCGAGCACAGGGATAATCGGGATGCTCGACCCTGGCCAGTCAGTCTCTGAATCAGCCAGAATCTCAAGCCCATTTGTCTTGCAGAACTTTACCTTGTACCTCTTTTTGCGGGTAAGGTTTGTAGCTGGGGCCTCTTTTGTGTCCCAGTATTCGGCAATCCGTACCGTTTCCGACCCTACCCAACCTTCACCCTGTTTTTCGGCTTCGGACCACGAAAGCGATGCCATCTCGGAGTCGGAATATTGCGCTTTGTACTCCTCCTTCGGCACGTCTTCAATGACAAACGCATACGGAACCCTGCGATTAAAGCAGGCAGGCACCAGCACGCCGAAGATGGTCAGAGGGTCGAGGACAGGCACTACTTTCAGGTCCAGGTCGTCACTCTCGTCATCCACATAATCGGTCAGGAAGCGGTAATAGCCGAACGATCCTCCGGCGCTGTACTCGATTGCCGTCTCATAAGCAATCTGCGCATCTGATGTGTACTGGATGTACCGGGCTAAGCCCTCATAAATATCCGCCGTATCTTTGTCGCCGTCCAAACGGGGTGAGAACTTGATCTGCGGCTTATTCTGCCGCGCTTCATTCGATACTTGCTGCACGAAGGTGTGGCAACGCGGGAACGACATCGCCGGTCGCCCTGCCGCCTCACGCTGCATCTTCACCTGCGGGTCCCACTGATCATCGCCATCTGGCGAAGCGAACTTCAGGTCAGACACGAACTTCTCGCGCAGATGCTTCTCGTCCTCCGCGGCTGCGGCGAAGCGCTTGCGAGCGGTTGCGAGGAAGTCTGTATCGGAGGCCATGTTTAGAAGTTCACCATGCGGCAGACCACGTTGAGAACCTCGTTTTGGGTGCCAGCCACATACCAGTCCGCCAGGTTTGTCGCGCCTCCAGTGGGCAGCGGTCCTTGGTAGAAACTGCCACCGCCGGGAAGCAACTGTAGCCCCCGCGAGCTTGAGGTGTTGACATCGCCGATGTACATGTTGTGGGTGGCATTGTCCTGAAAAACGACCCAGGTACAATAGATCGGGGTCGTTGAAACCTGCGTGGTCGCAGCACCAATCGTGACCTGAAGGGTCGTGACCGCGGCGTAGGTATGGGCTGCAAACGCCAACAGGAATCCAGCGAGAATGCGCTTCATCAGTGTCATTCGATTATTCCTCCGTTTACCTGGTAACTGCTCGAAGTACCTGGGGATGCTGGTGGAGCGGAAGGAAGTGAGCGGCCCTGGTGGTGGACCGATCCCGCTGGCGGTTGCCACGGTGGCTGATCTCACCGATGAGCAGCTTCT